CGTCCGGATGCATTTGATCGTTCCCAAGGAACACTAGGTTTAGGGCGTACCACTTGTCTGCCACCCTTCTGCCCGACAGGGTGGCCCGGAATGAAGCTACCGGAAACTCTTCGAGCATCTCCGCCACCGATGAGTACCTGATCCCGGGGAAGAAATTGATGACACGTGATGAAAGAGAGGCACATTTGGATGTGAACTCGGCCTCATCTTTTGATGTGGAAGCTACACAGGCACACACCTCCAGCAGCTGATCCATCCTGCGCTCCCAATCTGCGAGACTGGTGGTGATGCTGGAATGGGTCATGTTTGACAGCTCTTCCGTGGTGAAGGCGGGGTCGACATCGAACTGCAGCCCGCCCACGAGCCCTCTCCTGACCACGTCAGAGATTTGTCGAGAGTACCCCGACCTTCTTGTGGTCGGGAAGTGTCCGGCGATGTGGGAGGACCTCAAGTGGCTGGAAGCTTTCCACACAGCCAAGCAGAACTGTTGCACTTCCCTCATGGCGGTGGCAAGATCTGAGCCAGCCGAGATGTTCCTGAGGTTCGCAAACTTCCCGACCAGGCCTGGTGATACCGACTTGAGAAGCATCCAATCGCTGTGCACCGCTGTTCGGGACACCAGTCGGAGGTTGAGCTTCGAGAACAGCCTCCTGTCGCATTTGTAAATCGCAACATTCAGCGGGGCGTTGACCATGAATTGCGTTTTCTCGGGCGGCCTGAGGAACACATGGGCCCACGGGCCATTCACGTGAGGTTCGCATTCACCGGTAAGACCGCACGCCACTTCCCTTATTCTGCGTTTGACAGGATGGAGCGACGTTGCCAGTCTCGGCGAGAACCAACCTCGGCTCAGCTTGGCGACTGCCTCAAACAGCGAGGGTTTTGCCGCAGCCCGGAGTTTGAGCAGAGACCATGCGTACACTATCCGACAGGTGGCAGCGAACGTCTGGAGCCTAGAAGACGCAATGATAGGGGACAGGCGCCCTGAAAGGCCCGACGCATTGTCAGCCGTCAACGGGGCTGTTCGACCGATGGAGCCTGTCCCGAGGCGCACGGCGGCCGCTTGTGCATGATGGCTGCATGCAGCCTCACCGAACTTGCTATCTGGCCCGCCAAAGGCTTGCCAGAAGGCTGAAGAGCTGAGGAGCACTCCGATCATCCTGTCCGGCGTTAGGGTAACCCTCTCGGGGTCAGTCAATCCGGTCTGCACAATCAGGGTCTCCATGTCTCTCAGAAGGTCAGAGAGTTTGGTCAGGCCCGGGAGAGTGGGCAATACACATGATCTGCCGCGAGAGTATCGCTGGGCACGGAAATACTGGCCGCCCAATGACACGTCCATTAGTCCCCGGTCCATTCCTTTGGAACCCAGTGTTCTGAGCACTCTGACGGTATCACCCACCAAAGACGTCGGTCTGAGCACCCCTGAGAATCCGGCTATCATGAGTGATTCAGTTCTGGATGAAGACGGCACCAAATCGAGAACCACATCGGTGCTGCTCACAAGCTGCTCCATCAGGGTTTTGAGATCAGACCGCAGCCGGCTGAACTTGGTGTCATAGTTCAGAGACATCCTGATGGATGGCAAGTCCATCTTCAATGCAGGGTTGCGCACATCCACGCGAAGGCTAGGCACGTTGATGTCGCCATCCTCACATGCGCCATAGAAAATGGATGAGGACACAGCCAGCAAGCGTTGCCCGACACTTTCTGAGGACAAGAGATGGTGCAGCTTGTGCCTCTCTTGCTCTTCGATCTCGAGAGCCATTGTCACAGGGAGTGAAAAGGATGGCATGCCGCCGAAGACCAGAGGGGCTGCGAATGGATTGATGTCTTGGCCCTCGCCCCACAACACGTGGCCAATGTTGTTGGACCCCGTGCGGCTGGTCTTGTAAAGCTCCGTGAGTCTCTGCGCAGACGGGAGCGCGGCAGCAAGCACCGTCAGCTCTGAGCACCCTTGGGAGTAGCATTCCTTTGCCATTGAGTACAGAGTCGACGCCGAGGCAGCGCAATTCCCTAGATTGTTCATGTAGCACAGAGGGGAGGTGAATTTGCGAGAGATCGAGAAGCTCCTTTGAGCCATGATGAAATTGCTGTTCAGTTCACAGCATGCACGACCCACATTGGATTTGGGTGACAGCTGATGGTTCCCTGCGCGGCTGATCATCACGTGCATCATGTAGGTCATCCACATCGCCGCAGCGTCATGCGTGGACCAGATGTCGCCGGGCAACAAGCACCCCGATTCGACCCCGGCATTCCTGCACACCAGATGATCCACACCTTGGAAGAGCCTGGCCATCTCACGACTGGCTGCTGCGGCACCGGGATCTGTCACATGGCGGAGGAGCACTAGAGTGTATTTGTCGTCGGACCCGAGCGATGTGTCGAGTGTGGCATGCACACCTGCCCGCAGGCACAATGTTTTGAGCACGCTTTGCAGAGCAGCCTCGTTGCAGTTCGAGTACCAGGACGAGGCATTGTGTTGCATTCCTTGGCCCATGTCGCCGGGCCGCCTCACCGCAATTTTGTCTGTTTTCTTGAAGTACTCATAATCGTGCCGAGCCCCAGGCTCTAGTTTGTCAGGATCGAACCCAGGCGCCAGCCAGGCCTGAACCACAGGGTGGGGTATTTCGTCGTACTTCGTTGAACTTTTGACCAGGTGCACCATCAAGGCAGTTCTATGGCCCTCTCCCAGCACGCTACCCAGCGGCGAAATCGATGCCGAGAATCCGTCAGATTGGTGACCCGGGCCCCAGGTGGAATGGTCGAGCGCCCCGTGTGCAGCAACCGCCCTCACGGCAGTCGTGTGCGTGCCGAGCTTGGTCTCGGATTTGGTGCGCACTCCCTTGAGTTCGACATTCGCCTGGAACGCCCTTTCAGCGCAATCCTCCTGGCCCTGTGTTTTGGAATGTGCCCTGTTGAGGATGTCTGTCCTTGTCAGTCGATTGAGCGACTCTGTGACACGCTCCAAGTAGTGGTTCCCGAGTTTGACGCCTTCGTGTTGCACCGGCAGGTCCCGGGAGTTCCCGACTTGAGCCTTCGCTGCCCTGGCATAGAAGTAGAAGTCTTTAGCAAATATGGCATTGACGCTCATGAGCAAAACCGGTACGTGCTCAATCCCTGATCCCGCCAGAAAGGCCACAATGTGCTTCGTGATGTTCAGCACGTTCTTGGTGCGCTTCGCCCTCGGCAAGGCTTTGTCCGCAAATGCCTCATGGCGTCCGAACATTATGGAGATGACATGCCACGGAAAGTGTAGCCCGAGACAATGCAGAGAGGACGAACGACTGATGACGCCCGGGCTGTCGGTGGCAAGCTTTGTTGCTGAGAGATACAAAACCATGGCTCTTGAGGCGTCCGCCATGCTGGCGCCTGGTGACGAGAGCACACGGGCCACATCAGCGGATGCAGAACCCAAAAGGCTGATCACTTCATCCTTGGATGCGACGCAGTTGGTGGCCCAGCAAATTAGCTCAGGCGGGAAATCCACCGCGATCAGTTGCTTGACCAACATGTCTGTGGCCCCTTCTGTGTCAAAGTCAGCACCCGATCTGTAGTCCTCCACCTTCGCGTGCTCGGAAGCAGGCTTGGCGTAGTCCCTTTTGATGGACGCATCTGCGCAATCAACGACCAGCATGAGCAGCGGCAGCGAAAGCACATCCCAGCACTTCTTGATGACTGCCAGTTCCTGCCTCCCGGTCAGCAGGCTGCAGGCCGCCAGCACTTTTGATGACTTGGCCCTGTTGTCAGGTGCGCCGGCTGATTGCGTCTTCAGCTCGGATTGAATGGCGCTGACCGCCTCCACCAACCCGGAATCCGCGCATGACTGCACGGCAACTCGCAACCTGTCGCGCCACATCCGAGAGAAGCGACTTTTGTGGAGCTTTGACATGGCGGCTACCCAGTAGGCATGCGGCTTGGCCCATCCCTCGCCCAACCCCACACCGGATAGGGTGAAGCATTCGTCACAGCCCGTCGCAAGTTGCTCGAGGTCCAGACCCAGGTCATGCGGGACCTCTCCCAGCTGGCTGGTTTCCTTGGTTTCGTGCTGCCTCAGCTGCAGATCCAGGTTGTCTGAGTGCGGGAACTGGGCTGACAGCGCTTCGCGAAGCTCTTCGACAGGGACACCCTTGGTCCCAGCCAACACACGCCGCACTTGCTCATTGTGGTACTTGGGCACTGTGACATTGGATTTGAGGTCGATTGGCTTGGTCACGACCACCGATGAGGTGTTGGTCATTTTTGAATAACCAGAGCTGAGATCCACGTGGCGTCTCCACTTGGCGTAATACTCCGCCCCTTCAGGCGCATCTTGTACAAGCAGCTTTGTTCCGTAGGCTATCCAAGCCCGGGAATGACTCGGTTTGGGCACCTCCCGAAACATGATCTTCACCGCCAATTCGGCCTCCTTTTCAGGGTCATCTGGTCGATCTGTGTATCCCTGCCAGGCCCACCGACACCAGCGTTCTTTGTCGTTGGGCCTTTCCATGGTGCACATGGCCTGAATCTTTTGGGCCGTTTTGGCTATCTTGCTGTGGACTTTCTTGAGCTCAGGACCAAGGTTTCCGATTGTCACCACATAGTGGTGTGACGTAGCATGTTCGTTGAGCATTGACATGGTCGATCTGTGGTGCCCTTTTGAAAGCAGCCTCTTGATGGACAGGCCTCCCTCGGTCTTCCAGTCCCCGCCTTCTCCTTGCCCGGCTGCACCCTCGCTCCAGAACCCCGATTTCAACAACTTCCATCGAGACGGACCCATGGCGCATTTCATCCTCTCCTGCTCCGGGTTCGCATCGGCCCACAGTCTCATGTTGCTTGCAACCCGCCGGAGCAGCCACCAATCGTAAGAGCACCTGCATTCCAGTGACAGTTTGGCCGGTAGCTCTGAATAATGGTGCACGTCCGAGATGGCCGCCATTTGCCAGAACCTAATGTTTTGCACAAAACTGTCACAATGGGTGTTGTGGTTCAACGCGAACATCAGTTCCGACCCGCAAGCGGCATGCATCACATCGTCTGCGGCGTCAGAATTGTCCAAAATGACAGGCTGCTTGTACTTGTCCGAAGCGATGCAGTAGTTGTGCTGCAGTCCGGCGGCGACGCTGGTAAGCATCAGAGCCGGCAGTGCCGACCACTGGCGAGCAGTTCGGGTGTCCAGCCAGAACCGCTTTGACATGACGTAATCCGTGCCGGGCACCGGATCCCAGTCAGAGTGGCCGAAGCAGGAAGGCACGTCAGGGTCGACGGATGCCAGGGTTCTCGGCAGCCTCTTGATGATGTAGCAGCTCTCAGCATGACGGTCGAAGTTGAGTTTCTTGGGCACAAATGTGACGAGATGAGCGCCCATCAACGGCAGTCTCGCTACGCAAATGGGAGATTTGCCCTGTCTGGTGGAAGCGGCCACCAGGAACTGCTCCGCAATCTGCTTCAGCCCGCACGCCACCGCTGTCCCGCGCCTGGCACACAGCTGGTCAACAATTTGTCTTAACAGCACCAGCGAGGCTTGAGGGTGCTGTTGCCCCCTGGTCCAAGTCTCGTAATCGGTTAGCGTTGTTTCTGACAAAAACAGCTCAGCACACTCGCCGCGCAGATCCGTGCCTAGTTCTGTTTTGTAGTCAGACATCTCATCGGTCAGCCATCGTTCGAGTTGATCTATTTGCTCCAGGCGGTCGGAGAAGCAGTGCATGGGGGTGCCTGGTCTGGGTCCCGAGGCGCGTTGCCTCGCCCATCTCTCAGCAAGCGCTCTGAATTTTCGTTCACTCCTCATGAAAGAGATTTTGGACGCCGACTGCAGGCACTGCTGGACGGCGGTCTCGAGTGGCCATTCGATGTGTAGATCTCGACCCCCTCTGCGCCCACTTGCGGCTTCAAGAGTCAGGGTCACTGCATCCTTCCAAACTTGATGGAACGAAGTCGGAATGGGGTGTGTTGACCTGTCCCATGCTGAGAAGGGGTGGTCGGGCAGCATCTTCTTCCATTTTGCTACACGAGAGAACGCCTCTGTGCTGGCCGTTCTGAGTAGGGACAGGAAGGAATGGTCCCAGTCTTGGTCGGGCAACAGTTGGTCAGGTTGCAGATCGCCGAGTCCCGGGTGGAAGTCCCAGTGCATCGGACTCGTCTTCCTGAAAGGGCAGCTCAGTGCTTCCTGGAAGGTTGAAATCGCCTCCGAAATTGCCTTGCGTTTCACGGTGTCACCGGTGGCGTTCCCACAGAGTGAGCGCAGGAGCGAGCCTGCAAGGAAAGCAGCTTCCATGGCATTGGCGCCAGAGTTCGGCTGGGGGGTTTTCAACTTGTACAAGAAACCTTTGGGGTGCATCAGGGGACAGGGTACGATTCTGTCGGTCCTTTGGTTGCTCACGTCCTCAGGTTCCATGTTCCTTTCAGCTTCGACCACCACAGCGTCGACCAGTTGACGGATTGTTTCTTTGGTTGTGATCCTCACCCCAGAGTTCCTCTCAAGTTCCGCTGCCGGATCAGAGGAAGCATTGAGGCGTGCTTCAAACTTCTGTACCACCTGGGAAGCGAACTCGCGATCGAAGTCGGTCACCTCAATGGTGGAGTAGTTGGCGAACTTCCCGGTGCCTTTCACCCAATCTCTCATGTCACCACTGTTCTCGTGGACAGGCTCGATGCCTTCTGATCTCATGGCAGCCATCTCAGATTCAAGGAAGTCCAGGGTGTCCTCCAGTCTCTCCGCATCAATGTCGGGGTTCATGAGCATGTCGGGTCTGGCGGAGCCGTCTTCCAATGCCATCAGATGATCGCTCATCTCCATCTGGTCCGTGAGCTTTAACCTTCCGAACAGCTTCGAGCTAAGCGAGGCAAGTGAGCGCCTCATCTTATGGGAGTCCTTGATCAGAGAAGACTGATCGGCTACAGACCCGCCGCCGAGAGCTGCTAGCCTCCTCACAGCCTTCCCCCACGACTCTGAGGTTGAGTCGGTGTAAATGCACTCCAGGTCAAGTCGCACATTGTTGGCGCGTAGCAGAGAAGACTCCAGCAACGGCGTGTAGTGTGACGTCTTCACACCGATGGTCTCTTCTGAGTTGCGCCGCCAGCCTACCTCGACGCATGTGAGATGGATCACCCCTCCGAAGTGCTGCATCAAGGCAAAGTCTGGCGTGATGGCAGCGGCAGCTTCAAGTTGGTCAATCACACTCTGGGAAACGCCCACGTCACTCAAAATGCGCGCAACGCTTGGTTTGAGGAACTCTGGTGTTGACCTCTGATCCAGCAGCGCACCGGCAAGGTCTTCGAAGAAGGTCCCTTTCAGTGAGCAGCAGATGTTGAAGCAGGTCCGCCGGGCTCCTGTTCCCGAAGATTGCAACTGACTTCTCAGCATTTGGACCATCCCCACAGTGCGCGGGAACTT